GTCACCCATTGTAATATTGCCAGAGGCAATAATGTTTCCGGTTACATTAATGCCCGTTGACTGTACAGAAAGTATCTGACTTCCTCCTACAGTAATATCTACTTGATCTGCAGCCCCAAAATATATACCAGTGTTTGTATCACCAGTATTTGTAATTGAAGGTGCTGAAACAGATCCATCTGGGAAACTTGCAATACCTGTAATTATAGGATTTGCTGAAGTTGCACTACTACTATTTAGTGCTACAACGGCTTCAATAACATCCGTTGCGGATGCAATCATTCCCGAAGCGCCGGTTACACTTGCAATATCACCTACATCTACAGCGAGTTCATTAAACTCAACTCTAAACTGTTCTAGAGTATTTGATGTGGTTACCGTTCTATCTGCCATTGTTATCTACCATTTTTACTAATAAGTTTTTAATTTCTTTAAAGTCTTCCCTTAATTCATTTACTTCTCTAACTAATCCTCTAACTGTACTTCTTTCGTGTTTTCTTGCATTTACTTTTTGCATATACACTTCATAACTATTTTTATCAGTATTGACAACAGCTTTAGTATCTGTATCTTTAACTAAATTACTATGTCCTTCTACTTTTAATACAGTCATTATACAGCCAACGCAATTCCTCTCAAGTCTTTTATTCTAGGAACAATCGCACTATTAGTTCCAGTGAGTACTATCTTTATTTGAAACGAAGTAAATTCTTCTACATCACTCGCACTAAATTTATATTCATTAAAGCTACTATCATCTTCTGCTTTTGTAACCAAAGTATCTTCAGCACCAGTTGTATTGAATGGTGTAAATCCTATATCTTGCAATCGTCTTGTCTCACTCGGTCCAGTTGTTCTGAAAAACACTCTCATAGCAGAATCATTTTGAATATTTGCACTTATACGAATATCTAATGCAGTTGACGGACTATCTAAGTTGATTGATCTAGTTAGATATTTAGTATCCGCACTTGTTTCCGAAGAAGCTGTTTCAGCAACAAAATCAGGTGTTGTACCACTTACTGGATTATTTATTCTATTTTTGGTTACGAATACACTCATTGATTCTGTATCAATCACCGGAGTTAAATTATCTCTATCTGAAGATAATACTAATGTGGTGACGAATGATTTATTACCAGCCATTTCATTTGTTTCATTGATTGATGAAGCAATAGTTTGTGGGGCATTGAATAAAATATTTTCACCTATGGTTGCAACACCAGCGTCAGTTGAGGCAGTTAAACTATAAGCAGTTTGGGAACCGTCTACTGATTTACCAGTTGTAGTTCTAACTTTAGTATTAATAGAAGTACCAGGTAATTGCATTGTGGGTATGAATAATTGTGCTTGATCTAAGTGTCTGTCTTGAGTTGCAACGACAGCAGAACCGCCAGCAATTCCAGTTGCGTTTGCATTTGAAGCCAGAGTAATATCATAACTATCAAGTGTGATGTTTGAAATACTTGTATGTGTTTTATTAAATGCACTTGCGGCGATATTATTAATTGTAGAACCAACACCTGAAATGGTTACATTTGCACTTGTACTATGCATACCATGATTAAGGTGTGTCACTCTTACAACAGCAGATCCACTAGTTGTCTTAAATGGATTTATACCCAATTTTCTAGTTTCAATAGCGTCATTAACCAATGTTGCTGTACTTGTACCAGATATGTCAAATTTAGCCCGTTTCATATTAAATTTTAAATCTTGCATTTGACTAGGAGTCCAAGTTGAACCATTTTGTGATTTAAATAAAACACCAAGTGATGGTTGTTTAGAAACTAATCTACCACTTAATAATGCTTTCTCACCAGTAGTTGCAACATATACTGTATAATCTTGCGTGTTTGCAAGTAGTACTATACAATATTCTGTATTATCTCTTAGGTATATAGGAGCTTCAAAAGTAAAAGTAGTTGCAGCTGTTCCAGTTGAAGGACTATCTAAGTTGACGGAACTAGGGTTCAATACTTTATTAGCAAGAGGTATAATTTCTTCGGAAGGAAATCCATTAACTACTGTTCGAATTTGACAGGTTACAGGAATATTAGTAGACTTGGTTGCAAAGAAAACATCTACTGATGTAATAAACATACCACCAGCCTCTTCTATTCTAAATGTTTGAGCAAGAGGATCTTGACCTCCTGCTATTATTTCAGTTGTGGATCTTATACTAGTACTGGTTCGTGATGTAGTTCGATCTCCATTTACACTATTTCTTTGTATTATTCCTTCTCTAGTTGAAACAATTAATTCTTGTTTTGTTTCTATAATACCTGAAGCATTATAGTTTGCAAAACCAGCAGTTGAAACTTCTGAAGTTTTGTTTGATCCAGTACTAGATGAAGTTAATTTAAATACTCTATCACCTGTTCTCCATCTTGGATTAGAATCTACTTTAGGATCAGGAATTGAGAATGTTCCGGTTACAGCACCATTAGCGTTTGTAATCAAAGAACCACCAAGTGATCCTCCGCTAGGTGTACAATAATCGGTAACAGCTACATTATCAAAGAACGGATAAACTCTTGTACTTGGTCTCATTTCAGTACCAGTAAATGTTATAACTCTTGATCTTATGAAAGGAACAAAAGCAATATTTATAGTTCTATCTCCATGGCTTCTACTAACTGTTCTTGGAACAATAGTAGTTCTAATACCACTTCTAGTTTGACCTACTCGTTGTGTTGTAGTAGTTCGTGTATTTCTTCTAATCATTCTACCCATTCTATGACTTGTAGTAGAAGTTGTAGATGTTGGTGTACCGGTCCAAGAAGTTTGCCATTCATTCCATACTGTACCTAAAGAACCACTGGAACTTAATCCTTCTTGCAAAGTGGCAAAGTTATCAGCCCCTTGTACGACTAATTCAGGTGCTCTATTTACTTCTTTCCATTCGTCTCTTGAAGGACTTAATGCAACACCACCAATAAACTTAACAACATCAAATGGGTTAATATTTTCAGTTGTAGTTGCAAAAGGTTGATTAATTGCAGATACTTCCGTGTAAGGTAATGTAATAAAATCACCAGTTTTTTGATAGTTTGAAACTGATCTAGTTGTATCGTTTAATGCTGTAGTTGAACCAGTTGAATCTGCCTCGACTAATTTAACAGCGTCTGTAAAGTGTGTAGGTCGTCCTTCACCGGCAGCCATATCCATAGCAATATTATAATCACTATTTTGAACATCACCAATATCGTGTCCAGTAAAGTTATCTACAATAAATCCATTTTTAAATCTATCAAAACCGTCAGCGTCTTGTATTTGTAAATTTTCTGCAGCAGTTTCTAGTAAAGAAAGTTGAGTATAGTATTCAACATTTTCAATTCTTCTTTCAAGTTTACCGATATCTCGCATTGTATATCGTCTGTTATCTTGAGCTAAAATATTAATATCTGATGGTTTAAAAGTATATGCGGGAATATCTAATGTGTATAGGTGCATAGCGTCATCTAGATTTTTAGGCACAGTAGGGCTAATTGATGAAGTTCCTTTTAAAGTTTTAAAGTCTCCATCTTTAGTTATGAATATTTTGTCTATACGATTTAGGTAATGTTCTAAATCTGAAGTTATAAGAGTTCCAAATTTAGGTACATCAATCGCAGCCGCACCAGTGCCATCAAATTCTCTATTGTTTCCACCAGCGTCAATCGTTGTAGCGTCATCTACTCTAGGTCTAAAGTCTAAACAGTCTCTTAGTTTAAATGTTTGACCAGTTGTATCTGAAACATATTCAGGAATAGTTTCGTATTGTGCTGAAGGATAACTGTCAACACTAAAGTATTCACCAGAACCATGAGAATAGAAACTATATGTAATTAATAATCTACCAGTAATAGTAATAGCATTTTGTTTTTTGATTAATCTTCCTACATCATAGAAGTTATCTCTTTGTCCTGTATCGAGTGTAAATCTATCGGTAACATCTGTGCTTGAATTAGTAGCATTTGTACTAAAGTCAGCGGCCATCTTAACACTTGTAAGTGTATGAACATCTGCCTTACCGATACTAATAACATCACCTTGACAAAGTGCTTGTGTAGCAATCTGTACAGTTTGAGCTGTATTATCTGTTTTATTTTTTTGACCAGCAGTACTTCTAGCAATCGAAGTGATTACTTTCACTTTAGCAGAACCATAACCAGAACCTAAGGCAATCGTTAATGTACCAGAACCTGTACCAGATAATTCATTTGAAGTTAGTTGA